AGTCCATGCGTAAAGGCTGGCCCCATGTAGCGATAACGATTCCCGTCCGCATGGTACTCACTAACCTTGTTAACTACAGGGTTAGGTGAGTATTTGCCCAGATCGCTCCACTCAAGCCCTCCGCATATATAACTCAGTATTAACTTATAGGAGGGATCGTTATGAATGTTAGAGAATACCTTAGCGCGAAATACGAAACTGATCAGCCGGGGGCGATCCTTGCCATCGAGTGCAGAGTGTTTGGCATCCCGTACCCTTTGCGTAGCGGCTGGCTTGATCGGTATGGCCATATTGAAATTACGACAGAGATGCAGACCAAGCTGATTCAGCAACTGCTTGCAAGCAAGAAGGACTCGGCCTGGGCTGGGCTTCGTGTTCTTGTGTATGGCGTCGAGAAGGTTCAATTGCGTGATACTGAGTTGACGCTGTTCTGAGTTAAGAGGCATACGGATTGCCTTTAACAACGCCAGCATCAATCAGATCTTCCTCGTCATAGTCGTCTGGTGGTGGCGGGTCGATACTTAGCCAGCCAGCGTCGCGCAGGTATCTGAGTGCTTGGCTGAACGCATCCACAAAATCGTCGTGCGTCGTATTCGGGAAGCTGCAGATCTGCGTAACCATGCCTTCTGCCCAATCCCTGACGTAGCCAGCGCGATTACTCGACTCAGGGATATATACCCTTCCTGCTTTAACGACGTTGGCCACAATGGATAGGCGCTGAACCTTATCAGCCTTGCCTGGGTTGTAAGACCTCACCGGGATATGCGCCCGCTGCAGATCCTGAATCAGCACGATACCCGCGGCTTTGTCCTCAACTAGCACCAAGTCAACACGCTTGGCCGTCTTGCCCTCACCGAAGACGATCTCGTACTCGTCTAATACTTTAGGCTTAAGGTCAGGGTACTGCAGCCTGTCTTGCCAGGCGTCGATAATTAAGACGCACATACCGCCATCTTGTGGCTTGAAGACACCGAAGGTGATTGAGGCGGTCGGATCGTTGATCGTCTTCTCAGTGAAGGCGCAGTCGTAAGACTGAACGACGTACTCCAACTTTGGTAGGGGTTTGTCTGCAGGCCAAAGCTTGAACCATTCCCGCTGGACAATACCGCCCTCCTCGGGATCGATAATCTCAGCGTATATCTCCTGTCTTCCAAGCTTGGTACCCTCGTACTGCAGGATCTGGCGCTTGAAGTTCTCAGACAGATTGGCAAGGTTGGAGTAAGTGCTTGCCGTTGTGAGGACTACGTCATCACCCTCTCTGCCGATCAGATCAATGATCAGGTCTCGAGGCTTAGGCGTGGTCGTGCAGATCAGCCGCGTCTTCATGTCGGGCAGCTTTAAGCGCATGCCAAACTGAATCTGGTCCCAAGCTTCTTGGATGTATTCCCACGCTGCTAACTCATCAAGCCAGCCACCATGGAACTGCGGACCCCTGAAGCGCTCCGGTTCACTCGCCGGGATTCCTTTGATCAAGCTGCCGTTAGTGAGCCTGAGTTCATGCAGGGCCTTGTTGTAATCAGCCACCAGGACAGGCGGAATGACCTGCAGGAGGCCCGAATCACCCTCAAAGCATGTACTCCTCACATCTGATGATGTCGGCGCCGCTACGAGCCATCTGGTGGCTTTGTGGGACCATGCCCACCAGGCGATCTGCTCGGCTGCCATTCTGGTCTTGCCAGCACCCCTGCCTGCTAGGACTAGGTGAATCGACCACCAATCACCCGAAGGTAGGATCTGGTGATCAAGCGCCTGCGTAAGCCACATCATTCGCCAGCCCCAAGCCGCAGCCTGGTCAGCAGGAAGTTTGGTGTACTCAGCCCTTATCTGCGGATCACGCAGTAGGGTCTCGAGGTCACTTGTCCCCAAGCTGCCTCTTGGCCTCGAGGTTCTTCAGCATAGCGTCGAAGATAGATATGTCGGCCTTAACCTCGAGCGGGTTCTCAGCGTCGCCAGCCATGGTTACCCGGTCACCGTAACGCTTAGGGTTCCACTTGGCCAGCAGCTTGAGCTTGATCTCTGCCCTCGCCTTGATCAACTGCACATAGCCGGGATCAATCCGGCCACGCTCTTCGCGCTCCGGCTCCAACATCATTTCGCGGTAGATTTCCTCGGCTATGGCGTCCTGCCCAACTTCCCGTGCGCGTGCGATGTGGAGCGAAAGATCGGGGTCTTGCGCCATCCACTCATACATGCTCGTCCAATGAGGCATATGCTCATCACGGCATATCTGTCTTAATGGTTCTCCATCACTTAGTCTTCTTGCTATCTCTGCTGCTAGCTCAGGCGTGTATTTGCTTGGGCGGCCTGTTTTGCGCGGCGCAGCATTTGTTTTGGCGGGGTTTTCGGACTTGCTCATCACGTTATTCCAGTGACATATGATCCGTTGATAGTAGGGTTTTGTGGCGCGGCCTGCAAGATTGACTTACTGCCGCTCATGTAACTGATTGATTTTACTATGCTTTGCTACAAAAAGAAACCCCGGCATTGCGCCGGGGAAAAGACTTGAGGTAAGTCAACAGGAGACATCACATGGAAACTCGTCCGAGTCTAAGTCTTCCTGATCCTCTGAGTCAAGCCGCTCTTGGTCATATTCCCAAAGCTGCCTGTCGAGCCACCAGTCATAGTTCATCTGCCGTCTCCTTGATGTATTCGCTAATGGCCTTGTGAAGTTCCTTGATCTGCTCTTGATTCAAGTGAACGCTGCAGTGTGCGCCTACCTTCCAGATAGACATCCACAAACCGCCTTCGTAATCACTGAGGCTGATCCTGTCGTAATTTTCTGCGGTAACGTCGTGTTGCATGATGTTCTCCATGTGATGGGGCCGAGGCCCCGGTTGTTTAGACTGCTTTGGGGCGCTTGATGATGGTTTGCTTAACGCCATCACGCACGCCGTGCTCGGCTACCGTAGCCTTCACCGTGATGGTCTTCGTTTCGCCGCTTGGAAGGTCAAGATCGAATGCCTCGCAGTAACCCTTGTAGATGACTACGTTGCCCTCTGAATCTTCGCAAATGCAAATCAGGGTCATGCCGTACTGGCCAGCAAGGCGAAGGATCTTCTTGACCGTGAGCGTTAGCGTGATTTTCTCGCCGACGGTACCAATGTGTACGCGGGTTTCGTTGAGTGCAGCCTGCTTATCAGCCCACTCGGCACGGCGCTTGGCACGCTCTGCAATGCTCTTGCGGACTGCAGCAACCTGCTTTTCCGAAAGCTTGCCAAAGTTGTCATAGGCCTTGGCGAGCGAACCAACAAAGTTATCCTCGTAGCTGACAAAGCTTCCGCCGTCGAAGATGCGGCCATTAGCGATGAAGGCCAGAACCGCCTCGTAATCCTCGTGCGTTTGAGCAAAAGTTTTCTGCGCATTCGCAATGATGTTGCGGCGTGCGCCAGCGTAGTAAGCTCTTTCGTCGTGAATGATTACGGCCATCTCGTTTCTCCTGTTGGTTTCACTGTTTGGTTACTACAGGCTCAATCCTACACACTTTTAGTCCACTTGTGTGTGGGTACGCCATCCGTCCGACAAATGGTCATGATGCGCAACCAAACGGCGGGTGATGTGCAGTAACTCAGCCTCATCCACCCCATAGTGCTTAGTGAAAGCCTTCACGCCCATGCCGTGGATGCCTGTGTTCCCGCGGTGATGCTCAGGGCAAAGAGGGATTGCGTCGTAGTGACTTGCCCGCTGGCCCATGCCGGTACCCTTTCTGGGGTGGTGGATCTCTGCCGGCGTACCGGGCGTGCCCTTCAGATAGCAGAGCACACAACCGATAGCAGCCACTTTACCAAGATGTTTTTTTTCGTCTTTCGTCATGGATTTCATAGAAAAGTGATTTGGCGTAATGAAGGCCAGCATAAAAGCCATCGCCCCAAGCATTGTGATAAACGGCCTGTGTCCACCCCTTATCGTCCTCCCAGGCTTGACTGCCAATGAACCGAGCAAAGTCAGCCAGCATGCGCTCCCTGATCAAATGGGAATCGCTTATATCGTCGCCTTGCCCTCCGCCCTGAGATTCGCCTGCTGCGTCCTGTAAATCTCGATCCTTGCCTGTGCTGCTGTTAGTTTCCATTTCAATGTTTCCTCTTCAGTAACGTGTTTTTGCAACTCTCGTAATAATTCGATGTACTCCGGGTGCGCATAAGCTTCACGCTCTTGTGCGCCGATTGCGGTCTCTAAGCTTTGCTTCATCAAGATCGCTTTCTTGCTCTTGCGAAACTCCTCGGTGTAAATCCTCAAAGCTTTGGCTGCAGCGTACTTTTTTGCGTGCAGCACCATAAAGTCCACCGCGTCATGTGGATCGTGTACCTCTTCAATTTCCATAGATGCCCTTTCTAGCCTCGCCATGAGGCCTAAACAGCGATTTTTTTTGATTGGTTGATGTCACCCTACTACCTCCTCCTTTTTTTGGCTTAAATCGTAAACACGCACCTTCACCATGCCGGCAATCGTTGATCGGTAAATCCGCAGGTCATCAATCTGACTGTCGTCTTCCCACACCCCTGCGTGCGTCAGTGAATCCAGCAGGGACTTCAGGATGTTGTCCAGATCCCGCTTCCTTCTGTCCGGCGGGAAAGCCTCGATCACTACGCGTAAGGGTCCAGCCTGCTTGAGGTAGCGCTGAACCATTGCGGCTTCCATCACTAGGTTGTTCACTGCCTTGCGATAGATCTTGCCCACTCCTGAAACGTACACGGTTGCGAGCCTGCCAACTACTTTGTGTCGCCAGTAAGTATTGACGGTAGGTGGCCATGGCAGTGTCACCTCAAAAATCGGGGTCGAATCGGTAGGGGTTTGCACCGGGTTTCTCCAAAAACTGTTGGGATGTGCGGTCATACCAAAGTCTTAACCGCGGTTCGTGTTCGCCGTTCCTCTGCTTCTCACAAAGCAGCATGGCATCGGGTTCTGCAGGATCAACGGCTTGGCCAGCCTCAAGCAACCTTTCTTTTTTCTTGTTGCGCCACATCATCCAGACGTTATCAACCTGGTCGGCAATTGATCCCGATCCTTTCATATCCACTTTCTGAGGCATGGCCTCGTCAGTTGCGCCCTTCCTGATGTGGTGGACTAGGTGAATGTGAAGGTCGGTGTCTCGAGCCAGGTTCGTGCAGTCACTCACGAAGTCTTTCTGGGCGTTGTAGTCGTCTTCGCCTTTGACGCATTTCATGAGCGAGTCAATGAAGAAGTCGTTCATCTTGAGTTCACGCGCTGCATAGTTGCCAACGCCGATGATCTGCTCTCGAGAGATTTCGCCCTGCCGGTCATAAAACCACAGGTAGTTGCCGCCCCACGCTGCAAAGTTTCGGTAGTCGTCAGCCGTAGGAAATTGCGTGCCCGTGAATTGCCTGACCATGCGCTGCAAGGTTGTGGTGGGCTTCATCTCAAAGCTGGCAATCAAGACGTTGCGCTTTTGTGCCATCAACTGCAGCGCGATCATGCCCGTGATCATGCTCTTGCCTGAGCCGTTCTGGCCGGCGTAAACCGTAACCTCAGCAGGCCGGAAAGAGAACATGTCCTTCAGCTTGCCCCAGGGCATAACCACAGGGGGTGGCTGCTCGGTCTCGAGCATTTCAATCGCCTGGCGGACGATGTCCTTGGCTGGCCGGATCATGACTGCCGGCTCCATCATGTCGTACCACGTCTGAAAGTCGATGTTTTCAGGTAGGGTGTTCATGCGTCCACCTCCGAGTCCCATAGAAGGCCTGGAGTCGTTTCGCGGTAGTGGGCGAATATCCTCCTAGCCTTGAATTGTTTTAACGCAGCCACGGCCTCAAAAACGGCCTCAGAATTGATTCCTGTGACGTGGACTACTAAACCCAAAGCCCAGCGGTAATCACGCTCAAAGGGTTTGGCTACCACCACCGGGTAATCCGGGTGCGGATCAGGATTGCCATCAAACTCAACAAACACGGCGCGGGGCGGGGAAGAACTTAGCTTGCAAGCGATCACAAAGTCATGGCCTTTCATAGCGCACCTGCATAAGGATCAAGTTGCGCAGGCTTTACTGGACCCTGCTTTTCATTGAGCACCCAATTCTTGAACGTCTTATCCCAATCAAGCTTGGTTGCATCTTTGCCTGACTTAGCCTGCCAGTAATTCATGAATGACATGACTGTGGTTCTCAGATTCAGATCTGGCCTCTCCTTACGAGCAAAAGCAATCAACTCATCAGAAGGTTCCCAGTCAGCAGACAAGCGCGTAGCGCGTCTCTCTCTGGTTATTGGTTCTTGGTTCTTGGTTGCTATTGGGGTTAACGTACCCTCCCCATTAGCCTCCTCAATACCCTCCCCATCACCCTTGTCATTACCCTTCTTATTGGCCCACTTCTTGGCCGCCCCTTTGGCCCCGCCAGTTTTCATGCGTTGGTAAGAGGAAATCTCTGCGTCGCAACGCTTATTGTGCTGGAAGCCATCTTCACCGGGCTGGAAATACTCGCTGAGTATTTGCCTGACTTCCTCAATGGCTGCAGGCATGCGGATACGCCTAGCAATCCACTGCGCATCATCTGGCAGCGCTGATTCGCCAAGGTAGTAAAGGTCGAGCATTCGACGGTAAGCCAGATCCTCGGTATCAGTGAGGTGGCTCGTGTGGGCTTGATAGTCCCCCACATGGAACGGATAGAAACGCATCATAAAACCCCATCAAGGTTTGTCATCACTGAACTTGGGCGTAGGCAGGCGGGTGATGAAGCCGCTTTTCCCTCCGTCGAGGTAGCCATGCCCGTTGGACTTTACTTAGTGTTTGGTTGTTTTGCAAGCATTTTTTCTGACGATCTCTTGCATCGTTTCTGTAACGTCATGCCAGTAATGCTCAAATGATTCCTGGCCGCTAGTCTCTGCAATCCCGAGGCAAATCTTGGTCAGCATGGTTAGCGTCAAGGCGTTGTAAGTGTGCTCGGCAAACTGGTGATCTTCAAACTCACTGAATGAGCGATCCAGATCCACATAAAACTTTTGCGCGGCTTGTGCAATCTTTTTGTGGTTCATGAGAACTCCTTCAGGATGTCCTGATAACTGTACTTCCTGCTGGATAGCTGCTCGGCCACAGACGCTAGCAACAACAGCCTCTTTAATGGCACGCGGTTGTATTTGCAGTAGTAGTGGGCGGTAGACGGCGCGACACCAAGCAGACGTGCTGCAGATCTGACGCCACCGATTGCATTGATTAGGTCTCTGATAGTCATGCCGTTAGAATAATCGAACACATCATTTGACGCAACCCCTATGAAAGTTGTTGACATGGTGTTCGATATATGAAACACTTTTAACTCCGAAACCAACTGGAGAAACCGAATGGATGAATGGCAACAAGCCATGCAAGAGCGTGAGCAAATGCTTGAAGAGGCTTTTCTTCGTGCTCGAGCAGGCGTAGCTGATGAAAACGACTGGCGGCTTATAGCTGCTGAACTTGGACTCTCAATTTTCAAAAAGGAAACCCAACATGTTGATCTCTGAAAACGGTAGCAAACCCAAATTCAAAGAAGCGCCCGAAGGCGTTCATCTCGCCATCTGTTATGGCTTGGTAGACCTCGGCACTCAAACCTCAGTCATTAAAGGCGAGACCACATCGGCTCGCAAGATCAGGATCTTCTGGGAGTTGCATGGCGAGGACTCCGAAGGCAAACCCTTAACGCTTGATGATGGCAGGCCCTTGTCGGTATCTGAGCGCTATACCTTATCGCTCAACGAGAAAGCCAACCTGCGTCAAATGCTGACCTCATGGCGCGGCTCTGACTTCACAAAGCAGGAACTCAAAGGCTTTGATCTGCGCAGCATCATCGGCAAACCCTGCATGGTTACCGTCACGCACAACATCGTAGGCGACAGGACTTGGGTAAACGTCAAAGCAGTAACTGGCGTGCCGTCAGCAATGAAGAAGTTGGGACTTCCGACCAAAGCAAATCCCGACATGTATTTCAGCTTTGGTTACTTTGATGGCGAGGAATTTGAAGCCCTGCCCAAAGGCCTGCAGGAAATCATCATGAAAGCACCCGAATGGGAAGAGCGGCAACAAATAACTAAGTCTGTCACATCACTTGATGATGTTGAGGATGACATCCCTTTCTAGCATTTATAACAGTTAAGGATAGCACATGGCTAAACAGATGACACAAAAGGCGCTAAGGACCAACGTCTACAAAGGCGCAGAGAGGATTGCCGAGCGGGATTGGCAACCGATCTACAAGCTTGTTGTAAGGCATGGTCCTCAGCAGATCACCGAGCACCTAGCGGTGCCGCACTACACCAAAGAAAAGGTATGGGTGCTTCCCGGTGGCGTTGAAGCTCTTGGCGACGAGCTTGCCGAGGCTGGGTACTTCTATTCATCAACCCTTTTATGGCCGAGGCATTGGACACATGGCAAACAATCTTAAGAGAACGCCGGCTCAACGCAAACGCATTGCTGAGGGCATGAAACGAAGCTGGGCATTACGCAAGCAATTTGATGTCGAGGAAATCAAACCCACTGAAGAGCGCGACATCGCCGCGGAATATGATCTGCTGATAGCGCCCAACAACGTCAGAGCATTTGTGCATTGCATCCACGATAGAGCGATGTATGAGTTTCTGATTGCTTCTGGCGTCGAAATAAGACGGCTATCAAGTCATGCGCCAGCTTGACCTGCTGACTGAATTTGGCACTGATCCGAAGCTGCTTGTCAGACGGGAAGACCCAGAGACAAGCCATCAGGCTGCGCATGCCGTCAAATCAGGCGAACTTGAGAAGTTGGTATTTGAAACCATCAAACGCTTTAACGACGGCTGCACGCAAGATGATGTGCTAGCCCTGCATCCGACAAAGCCTTATTCATCCATCACGGCTCGATTCAGGGCCTTGCTGGATAAGGGTTTTATTGAAGATACAGGGCAGCGCAGGCCAGGACGGTCTGGAAAACTACAACGCATCGTAAAGGTTAAACATGGAAGTCAAGGAACATCTTAAAGAGGGCGGCCACTGGTACGACCGCCAGGGAAACCCCAAGTACACTGTTCAGGGGGCCAACGGCAGGGAGCGCAATACAACGCTCAGGGACGCCCGCAAGTACGACTTGGTACCTTCGGTCACAACTATCCTCAATGTGGCCGCTAAACCCGGCCTGGAGGCCTGGAAGCAGCAGCAAATCCTGCTGGCAGCACTTACCCTGCCCAAAGGTGACGAGGAGTCGATTGACGCCTATGCCGAGCGGGTTCTCAAGGACAGTAAAGAGCAGGCTGCAGACGCTAGAGACTTGGGTACTGCTATTCATGCGAAGGTGCAAGACGCCTTTGAAGGTGGTCCTGACAATAACTACTCGCTGACAGTGAAGGACTTGCTTAACCGCGCCTACGGTAAACAGGACTGGATAAGTGAGAAAAGCTTCTGTCACCCGCAAGGCTTTGGCGGCAAGGTGGATCTGCACTGCAAGGTAGCGGTTATCGACATCAAAACCAAAGCTTTTGGTCCGAATGACGATCCAGTGGGTTATGACGAGCACTTGATGCAACTTGCAGCTTATCGTTCCGGCCTGATTCTGCCAGGCGCATCTTGTGCGAATGTGTTTGTGTCTACAACGCATCCAAACTTGGTATCGCTTTATGAGTGGACGCAGGCAGATCTGGACCGCGGCTGGAAGATGTTTGAAGCGCTTCTGACGTTCTGGCAGGCAAAAAATAATTATAAGTAGCATGAACGGCAGATCATGATGGTATGAACGGTTGGTAGTGTGTTGACAACTGGACTAAATAGGTTCAATATTCAACTCAGCAGCACACGAAACCAACCGGAGAAACCAGCATGAACAACGACTTAGCACTCAACAGCATCGACACACTCGGCAGCCTCTTAGCTCAGATCGCCGACCTTACCAAGCAAGCCGACGCCATCAAAGACGCCATCAAGGACGCTGCTTCTGCAGGCGGTCCCAAGGTTGTTGAGGGCGCTCTCTTCAAGGCAACCTACACAGAAACCAACCGCACTACGGTTGACTACAAGTCGCTGTGCGCTGATCTCGGTATCACCGCTGATCAGATCGCCAAGTACAACAAAGTCGCCGCTGTTTTCAGCGTCAAAGTAACCAGCCGCTAATTAACCGGGGCTTCGGCCCCTACCAGGAGAACACCATGAACGCCAAAAACATTTCCGACGTTTTATCTATCTTGAACCTTATCTCTGCTTCTAGCCTTGATGCGTTCAGAGACCCGGTTTTTATTGGCCAACTGAAAGGGGCAGCGTTTACAAAAGCACTGCCGTTGAAATACGCACTTGAAAAAATCAATGTGGAGATACGCGATGAAAGTGATTGTTCGTAAAGACCCGACTCCGCTTGATACGCGGGACTATGACTGGCGTGCGGTTGTCCACCCCTACACGCAGGGTGACAGGATTGGCTGGGGCCGCACCCAGAAACGTGCCATCGCTGATTTGCTTGACCAGCTTGGCCTTGATCTTAATACCGCCGTGGAGGTCCAGAATGAATCCAGGGATTAGAGTCAAGACACCACGAGGCCTTGGGATTCTTGAGCACATACAAGCAGACGGCACTTGCGCAGTACGTTTGATCAATGACAGCGAGTGGCCATTCCCTGAGTGGATTTACCTGCAACGCAATCAAGTGAAGCTTGCATTCAAACCCAAACCCGACTTATCAACTTTTGAGGAGGCACCCTTCTGATGGCACAAGTCTACTTACAGCATCTGGGCACTTGCCCGGTAAGCAAGTTCCAAACAAGCGTATTGAAGCCGGTTACTAAGAGGCCTTATAAGTTTGGCGTATCAGCCCTGTACACAAAACCGATTAAGAACTACTACAGCAGCGATCAGGACTGGGTTTATGACCTGATGGTACTTAACCGCACACCATGGCAGATGATTCGATACAAGGGCTTGCAGTGGCTTCTGTATGCACTGGTTGTCGGCTGCTTTATCTATTTCACTAACGGCGCTGCAGAATGGGTGATCAAGCATGTATGACCTGATATTGACCTTGATTGACCTAATCGGCGTGGGCGCTGCCGCGCTTGTGTTTGTGTTTGTTTACTTAATCTGGAGACTTCCTTATGGCGAAGAGTGATGACCGCATGACCCTTATTGCTGCTGCCCTGAATGGCATCTTGGCTTGTGGCATTAAGAATTACAACGACCACACCCTACAACTTGACTCTGCTGAACGCATTGCAGCGTTTGCAATCCGAATTGCTGACACCACCCTGGAGATGGCCTATGAACGAAAACCTAAAGCGAATGACTGAGGCGTGGCTCGCTTACTGCAAGGCGTATGGCATGGACTCGATGAACCGCAACACGTTTGCGATCTTTAAGGCCGGCTGGGAAGCAGCATTGAAACCGAAGGATGAATCATGGAAGTCAAACACAAACGATCAAGCATAGAACTAGCGCTAAAGGTCTTAAAACGCGGCACGCGTCTTGTTTATCACGAGGAACTTGAGGAGCGTAGGCAAGCGATCAAAGAATTGGAAGCCATGCAGTGGGTTGGCCTGGATGACGAGGAGATACACCAAGCCTTTTGTCATGCCGAGTATGAGACTAATCATGACTGGAACGACGACCCCGAGTCATGGTGCAAAGCGTTCGCTCGACATTTAGAAAAAACTTTTAAGGACAAAAATTAATGAATAACAAAGAAGTCCCTTGCAACGAACATCCCGACGCACCGCATGGCTTCATGCGTGACGCATCACACAGCGCAGGACGATATGTGTGTGAGTGTGAGTTTTGGGAACCGCAAGGAGTAAAGATACATGCCGGTCCTTATGGTGAGGCGTGGATTGCTCAAGATGGTCCGTTGCTTACTGACACAAAACCGCTAGAACCCGTGGCGTATGTAACAGGATTTCATAACGGACATTGCGTCATACAGCCAACTGATCCTGCACTTGTTTTGCCCGTTGATATGGCCTTGTACCGCTCGCCGAAAGAATGGGTTGGGCTGACTGATGAGGAGGTTTATCAGGCTGAGTCAGGGTGTTGGTTTCTGGATGAGCTTGATAAAACACTTTTTGCCCGTGCGATTGAAGCCAAGTTACGGGAGAAAAACCATGGCTAAACCGATGACAAAAACTGAATGGATGAACTGGCTTGAAAAAGCCTGGGACGAGGCGCAGCGGCGTGAATGGGTTGGGCTGACGGGCATGACCCTGCGTGATTACTTTGCAGCCAAGGCGATGCAAGGTCTGTTTAGTTGCGGAAAAGCGCACGATGAGCATACCGCACACGTCACCGCAAAGGCGTCGTATTTGATGGCCGATGCCATGCTGAAAGCGAGGGAAGCATGAAGCAATGCAAATGCGAACACTGGCAACAATGCCCCACATGTATGCCTCATCGGTTTGATGAGGAGGGGAACCTTAAACCACCCGAGACGACGCCGTTACAAGCTGCAAAGGCAGAAATTGAGTCGTTGAAGCAGCGTTTGTTTGAGATGCAAAACGCGGCAATCGATTTAGCTAAGCAGCAATTTTTAACTCAGGAAGATCTTGAACGACGATGGGGAATTAGTGGGGCGACGCTTGAGCGTGACCGATCGCTTAAGCAGGGCATGCGGTATCTGAAGATTGGCGGACTGATCCGTTACAGATTGCAGGATGTACTTGATTACGAGGCCGAATGCACAGTGGAAACAGAGCGGAGGAAAAAATGAGCAGAGAAGCCATTGAAGAAGCGATAGAAGTGCTAGAGGATGCAAGCGCAGAGATGCTGATGGAAACAGGCGATAAAAATTACTACATCGAAGCCATTGCCGTTTTACGCCAAGCACTTGTCGATGCCGACGACACATCACAAGAACGTGTTGATGAAATCGTAAAAGATGAACATGAGCCGGTGGCGTGGGCCAATTCA